GGAAAATCAACTGTTGGAATGCCTCGCGGCGTCTTCCCAGTCGATAGAGACTTTCTCCGAGCTGACCCGAGCAGGTCAGAAAAAGGCTCACCACGTGATAATTCCGCCAGCGGTTCACGTGTTAAACGGTGTTGCGAGCTCGTTGCTCGCCACACTAAGGAGACCATTAGCAATGGCCTCAGGATCATTCGGGTTCGATACGGTTTACCGTATTGTGAACTTCCGGATCTTGAGGCCTGCTATCTTGACAAGTATCTCCTCTCTCTTCTTAAGGGCGGACCAGGGGGGGTCCGCTGCCCGTTTCCCCGTAAGCAGCATGCTGCAGACGGAAGTGGTCTCTGTAACCTGCAGAGACTAACGAGAAAGAATCGCTGGGGTCTCGCCCACAGCGTTTCGTCAATTAAGCGCAACCTGCCATCGGGTTGTCGTCTCCACCTCCGCTCTCCGCGCCGTGATTGGGAGTCACGTGCGTTCTCTAAACCTTCCCCTTCATCCGCTGCTTACCTCGCATTCGTGCGTCGTGAGTGCAAGCAGATCTTCTCTCCCGAATGGGATAGGAGGTATGGTTCCTTCGTCGGGAATCATCTTCCTAATCCATCGTACCGCTATGATGGTGAGCGAGCTGACCATTCATGGCGTGGCGGTAGAGATGAGTTTCTTAGACGCTGCACTAGGGAATCAGAGGTGATTACCTTTCGTGCACGCTACAAAGACGTCCTGTCCGCGGGCAAGTTGCGACCTCTCCTCATTTTTGATGAGAATGTCGATTTACTTGGCCCTCTTCACAAGTGTATGTACTCACACTTGGAGCGGTTACCTTGGCTTCTTTGCGGTCCTCCGACCGAGAAACGGATGGCATCTGTCTGCTCTTTTCGTTACCAGACCTCAGTGGATCTGGTTAACGCGACTGACGGCTTGAGTCACGACGTGGCTCTGGCGATACTGGGTGTTGCGTGGGAATATTCTTCTCACGTACCGAGCTCGTTGTGGTTATCTGCCGCGAGATCGCTCTGTCCTCTTGTTAAGAGATTGGACGGAAGCACTCAGTCTGTGTCGCATGGACAGATGATGGGTTCCTACCTCTCCTTTCCACTCCTCTGTGTCCAGTCATACATTGCGGCCCGTTGGGCTTCTCGCGGTGTAGATTCGCGTATACTTGTCAACGGAGATGATTGTGTTATCTCTGCTGATCAGCCTATTCCTGCTCATTGTTACCCTGAGGGCTTTGAGTTGAATGAGAAGAAGACTGTACGCGCTAAGAATGTTGTTGAGGTCAACTCAACGTGCTTTCTTAGGGACAAGCGGGGAAAGTGGAAGATGGTTCGTCATCTTCGGAGAGGTGGGGCACTGACTACTTTCTCTGGGCTGCAGCACATGGCCGCCGCGTGTGTTGATGGGACTTGGGCTTCCGCCTTCGTCCGGTCCAGAGTTGGTAGTCGGTGGAGGTTATCCCCCGGCCAGCTGGGTCTGGCTCTGACTTATCCGACATTCCAGAGGGATATCGCGATTAGTCGGACTCGTTACCATACCGATCTACCCTCGGATCCGAGTAAATCAGATGATCGGTTGGTGCCCTTAGGAAGGAGGGCACTTCCTTATGAAGAAGAAGCTACCCGTAGCTTTCTTTGGAAGGAGGGACGAGTTGGTGGGATGAAGAGGGATAAATTTGAGCTTTCCCAAGGCCAAGTTTATCGGAGCTTCCATTTCGTCCTCAGAGCTGGGAAAAGGTTGCGTACCTTTGCGGCGAAGAGGATCGGAATCGACCCTAGCTATGTCTGTGCTAGGGCCGCCGGCGTCGTTGACCGGAGAAGAAAGAAACGTGAGATTGGTTTTGTCCCCTTGGGCTTTATCAGTCAAGAAGAAGAAGAGGGCTACCGGCTGTTGGATGAGAGGGCTTCCTCTCATTCGCTGGCGTCGGTAGCTACTTGTTGAGACTCCTGTGGTCTCAGGCTCTTCCCGCGGGTAACCGCGTCGAGGGGGGGTGTGTGAAAGACATTCGGGTAAGTCGAACCCTCAGTACCTTCGGGGAAAGGGGGGAGAAGTAATCGTACGTGTCACGCCTGGTCGGGTTGCTCCCAGTATCTTAGGAGAAAAGAGTGTTAATTCCCGTAGCGCTGCACAGAGTACGACCCTGCTCAAAGAATGTGTGTGAAGCATCTCAGGGGGGAGAGGCA